ATGCCCGCACCTGGACCACGAGCCGCATCCGCCCGACGTTGCTCGTTCGCCTTTTGTCGCTCCTCGAAGAAATCCATTGCCGCTTTGCGTGCGTCCGTCAGTTCACGCTGCCAATTTTTCTCCGCGTCCTCAGCGTCCTGCCGTGCTTTCTTAACGAGTTCGTCTGTTTCCTTCAGTGTCTTCTCGATCGCCTTTTGGTGTTCGTCTTCGGTTTTCTTTGCGGCCTCGCGTTCGGCTTTGGCGACTTCATTAACGGCATTTAGTTTTTCATCGAGCACGCCCTGAACCTGATTGTTTTCCGCCGCCGCAAGTTCTCGATTTCGCTTTTCAAGATCATCAAGAAACTTATCTGTAGCCGTCATGTCAATCTCAAAATTTGTCACACTGTTGATTAGGTCTGTCCAGACTGCGATTGTAAAACCAAGCCCCTCTGATATTTTTCGAATGATCCACAACACCACTTCAAACGCTGGCTTCAAATCATTTGCCACACCCAGCAGTTGGATAATCAGCGGACCCAATTCTTCCCCGACCCGTGCCAGCATTTGTTCCATGTCACTCAACGCGATGTTCATCTTTCCGCTGACGGTTTCCGACAGCCGCTCTGTCATGCCGTGGAACATTCCGCCTTCCGCTGTCGCGTCTTGAAATGCCTTGCGAACTTCCTCGGTTGATATGCCACCGTCCTCCATTCGCTTCTTCAGCTCGATCATGCTTTCGCCGGTCGTCTTGCTAATCTGCTGCAATGGATTGAAGCCTGCGTTGACCATTTGCAGTAGGTCTTGCCCCATCAGGCGACCCGCTGCGGACATCTGCGAAAACGCCAAAGACATCATCTTGAAACGTTCGTTGTTTCCGCCCGTCACATCTGACAGCATTCGCAGGTTTGCTTCTACGTCCTGTGCGGCGACATTAAAACTTATCATCGTTTTCGCTGCCTGTGTGGCACCGCTAAACGTGACCGGAGACTCCGCAGCAAACTTGCGAATCTGCTCAAAGATAATCGCCCCGTCTTTTGCGCTTCCGGTAAGAACCTCGAAGGCTATCGTTGCGTCTTCGACCTCATTCGACAGGCTGATCGACTTTGCTACTGTTTGCACGCCAAGGTATGCAGCCGCCAATCCTTTAATGGATGACATCGCACTGCCTGATGCTGTTGACGTTTCTCGCATCGCCTTGGTTGTCTGCTCAACCGATCGACGATACGTTTCCTGACTGATTGCACCGGCACGAAGCAGTGCCTGTAACTCGCGGATTTTTCGGCTGTAGGATTCCGATGCTGTCGCCGCTGATTGCGTGACGGCCTTGCCTTTGTCCATCACAGCGTTGTGTTGCTTTTCAGCTTCGGCCAGTCGTGCGGTCTCGTCCTTTAGCCGCTTCTCTGCTTCAGCCGCTACAGCCGCCGTCCGTGCGATTTCCGCCTGTGCTTTCGCAACTGCCTCAGCAGAATGCTGGCCCTGCTTATACTTCTGATTCAAACTTTCGACCGCGTTGCCGTACTGTACGGATTGCTTTCCGGTCTCACTGAACGCACGATTCACCAAATCGAGTTCCTGCTTGTACTTCTCGGCTGGCGGCACTGATTGCCGCATGATCGTAGCGACTTTTGTCACTTCGTTCTTCGCAAGGTTTGCCCCCTCGCTGAAGTTTGAGACGTCCATTCCGAGACGGACATTGAGTGCGGTAATCGATGGCATTTATTGGAACCCAAACGCTCTCATAATGATTTGCGACTGTGCTTTCGGATGCTTAATTCCACGGGAGCCGAGTCGCGTTCGTTTCTTCCACGTCATTGAATCAGACGGCATGAAATCAACCACGCTCAACGGTTCCATTTTGACACCTCGACTGGCCGCCGTCATTGAGTTTGCCGAATGGATCATTGAACACATCGACGCCACTTGTTCCCAGTGTGATCCAAACGGCTCACATTGATAGTACGCCCACCATACTTCAAACACCCGTTCAGATATCGAATCCAGCCACGCTTCCGGATCGTCTATTCCAAGCTCAAGGCAGACTCGACAGGCGAATCGGAGACGATGGTTTTTCTTGACTCCCCCAACACTTCTGATGCCTCACTGTTTCGCGTAAACTGCTGACAGGCTTCGGATAGTCGCTGGTAAAAAAGCAGATCGATCGATCCGAGTTGCTTCGTCTCCGAATCCTTGAATAGCCGCTCGCCTTCACCGTCAATCCACATCCGCGCGACAAGCAACAGGATTGCATCATTCAAGTTTGTCGCGTTCCATTTGCCATCTTTGTCCACCAACGCCATCTGGTATTGTGAATGCTCCAACGGTGTAGGCCGCTGAATGCGCACCGCGTTACCGTCGATCTCAATATCCTTCGTTGCTCTCTTTGTCAGTTTACCGAGAGTCGCTCTCGTCAATGTCGTCATCGTTCTCACCCTCGTCTTTCAAAAAATCCGGATCAACAGGAACAGCCGCCCCGCCGATCTTTTGGTTTGCCGCCACGCTGACGGCTTCAATCAATTCCTGCTTTGTCGCTTCGTCCATAAACACAATGCACGACAGCCACGCGCCTTCCATTTTTTGAAGGTAGCCAACGTGCAATCCGTCGCACATCACCACCCACTGATTCTGGTTGACTGGCTCACCCGTGATTGACACGCCAATATGATCGTTCAGTTCGATTTGCACTACGGTGCCTCTTTGGTAAACGCCAGTGATTCTCCCGTCATCCTCAACGTAAATTCGCTGTCCATCGTTTCGTTGTTCGCCAGCATCGGAAACGCAACACGGCTGAAGAACGCATTGCCTGCAATGTTGGCCCGTGTGACTCCAGACGTTGCGGTTGACAGTTGTGGAAGCGTGACTGTTGCTAGCGCGACGCCTGAACCGATCGTCGGCAGTCCAACGGCGGCCGAGAATCGCGTGACGCCGGCAACTTCGTTTGTTGCCGCTAGGTCATGCGGATCGACTCGCAGGAATCCTGTGTCGAGTAACAGCGAAACGTCACGCTCTCCGATCGTCCACTCACCGGGATTGATAGAGATGATGTTTCCGACCCATGATGTTGTGACGCCGGTAGTGAGCACTCCAGCAAGCGTAAGTGTGGCTGTATTGCCTGTTTTGAAACGTGTTCCGGTTGGCATTTAGTAAGTTTCCTGATATGCAAAAAGATAATCGAACACCGTAAAGTAACGGTGATCCTGTGTACCGTCTGTCGGCATCTCGTCCAGCGTCTGAATTCCGCCGTCGATCATTACCGACTCAATTACTACGCCACCCACCGTTCCAACTGTTCCGACAAGCCCGGAAGCTCGCACGGCTTCTGCCAGTACGTTTGCCGCCGCTCGTGTCCCTGCAAATGCAGCAAACTCAATCCGACTCCGGGCAATTCCCGACAACCCGTTTATGAGGTGTTCGTGAACTGTGTCAATTATAGTGTATGTCAATGCTCCGCCCGTCGCCACAGTATAACCTTGCGGCAGTACGTCTGGATAGATCCGCTGTCCCGTCAGGGCAACGACCCCGGCGTTCGCGATCAAATACCCTCGCACTGCTGTTCCAAGATCAGCCATTCGTTGTTGCCTTCGCTGCTGCTTCAATTCCAGATTTCACGGACTGCACGACCGCAGCTTCTGCCGCGCCGCGTGACTGATCAGCGGCACGCTTGACGAACTGATTGACAACGCGAACAGATCCGCCGTCCCGGCCCCACAGCACCCGCCGCTTGTGATCCTTCGAGAACAGATTTCCATGTCCGCCGCCCTCGCTGTATGACGGCCCAACAAGCCCGATCATGCCCGCCGTGATGCCGGCTCGTTTGCGAGTGCGAACCACAGAGCGAATGACTGACTTAAGTTTTTTCGAACCTGACCACTTCTGCCGTGTTTTTGCCGATTGTTTTTTGCGTGAGCCCGTGACGCTGCTTTCGGGCGCCAATGCGATCACAGCACCTTGCACTGGCTTCATTCCGGCTTCCAAAGCGTCCTTGCCAACAACTTCGCGCACCTGAATTGCCAACGATTCGAGTTGCTTTATCAGATCGTTGCCGTTAAGCATCTGCAACCCAACGCCAACTGTTGCGCCTGATTGTCTTTGCGGTCTTGCCATTAGATCACCACCGCTTTGCAATGCAGTTCGCGATACGCATTCATCCCGTCCACAGGATTCACATAGACGATGCCGTACGTTTGCCCGTCGCAAACTACTTCCATTTTTGGCGTGTAACCCTCGCGATAATGAACAGTAAAAACAGCCGCGATTCCAGCCTCAACCTGTCGCCCTTTCGCTCCTTCAGTTCCAGCCACTGGCTCCCACCTTGCAGGCTCGTCACAGAGCCACGTTGCAAGCGTAACAACAGGCTGCCCAGCGGAATCCTGTGTCGTCGTCTCGTTCTTAACTGTGATGCGGCTTCGCATTTCGCCAAGGTGAAATCGTTGTGGTCGGTAGCCTCTCATGGGTAGCTGCTCCGCATGTACCGCCGCACAAGATTTTCATACGCTCGTAAATCGTTTGGACGATCGTTATCACCGCGATTGCCGTAGTGATAGTACGCAATCAGCAAAAGCATAGCCTGCTTTGCGATTGCCGGTATCGTCGCCGCTGTCGCATAGCCGACGACGTAAGTGATTGTGATAGCGTCCCAGCGAATCGAAGTCACGGGCCATGATTCCGCCCAGTCCAATTCAATCTCGCCATCCGCTGCGTTTAGGCTGTACTTACTGGACGAGAACGTCGTCAGCACATCGTTGGGATCGTAGTATTTTAGCGACGTGATCGACGTGACCGGCCTGCTGTCGAGTTCAATCTGTCGCCCGCCAAATTGCTCAGAAGTCACCGACAGCGTTTGTGTGAACAGTACGCTGTCGGTGTCGTGCTCCCACTGCTCACGGGCGGCTTGAATTCGGTTGGCCAGTTCTGCGTCCTGGCTTGTGTCCGACTCCGACAGGAATAGCTGTCTCTTTGCTTCCGCCACTGTTATCGGTTCGGTCGTCGGACCTGTCACCACCGTTGGCCGACTCAACTCCATTTTCTGCGATGACTGCGACAGTGACATTGTTTGTACCTCCAACCAAAACCGCAGTTTTCACCCTTATCAGCGTCGTCGCCACACCATCGGGAAGCGTGTCGACTTCCTGTCCCGGTTTGAACCGCCGCCACGTTCGAAGAAACTTTAGTCGCATTTTGCATCCTCCTGCCAGTCGCAAGGATACACATGAATTGGCTTCAAATCCTCATCAAAACTCGCCACCATTTCTTCAAGATGTCCGATCCGACAACCTGGGTCAAGATACAGCGAGTTCCCAGCCTCCTGCCACTGTTTCCAAAACCAGATATCGTCATCGACTCGATTCGTTTCCCATTCGCCGTTGTTGTCAGGCTGAGAAAAAAACCAAGGCTTTTGGACAGTCTCCAGCTTTGCAACTTTAATTGCCGTCAGCCCAAAATGTGCCGACGTTACCTCGACCGGATAGCCACTCCATTCAATCTGCGATTTGTCTTTATGATGCCCAAGAATATCCGCCTTGCCCCGCCGTAATTGCAACGATGCTAAGGCGTCGATCTTCTCTTCCTGAACAATGATATTCAAAAGCCGCTTGACGTGCTCTGCCTTAAATATCGAGTCGCCGTCAATCGTCAAGATAACGTCGGCTCCGATCCTCTGGCAGTCCATGAACATCCGCTGCATACACTGGCCATAAAACACGCCTTGGCTCGTCACCAGTCCGATACCGAGCGAGCGTAAAGCCTTCTCGATCATATTGCGTGCGAACACAGCCTCGTACCTGCCGCAAGTCATTACGGCAGACACCTTAACATCTTTACCTGACAGCATGTCTCACCCTCACCCAAGGAAACAAAATTAAACAATCGCCACGTCTGGACCGAGCATCGTAGTTGATGCCGAAATAACTCGCTTGTACAACGTCGCAACCATTGCGATCGTGACTGCGCCGTTCGTAGTTGTGTCTGGAGTAGCCGACATTCGCAAATACCGCTTTCGGCCTTCTAGGTCGATGTGCGTTGTCGCGATCGTCGCAGTGGTATTATCAACCGTGCGGTTCGAAGATGCGTTGAACGTTGCGAAATTTGAGACGACAGTGTCGTCGCTTTCGCTAAGTGACAGAATCACGTTTGTCGCGTTCGTGTTGACCTCGACGCCAAGCATCACGTCGATCGTGGCATAATTTGCGTCTGAGCAATCAAGGTTCGCCGTTCGTGCCGTGGTAGCCGCCGCTGTTGGCGTGAAGAGCACGCTTTTGGTTCCGAGTTGAGCAATTTTCATTATTGATTCTCCAGAGAGTTTGAATTTGAGAAACGAGGGACACCGAAGCGTCCCCCGTTAAACCCACGAGGGTGAGTTCATGGATCAGGAAGCTGCGGTTTTTAGGCCGATAATCGGACGAGTGCGAATGGTGTCGCCGCGTTCATGGATGTTGATCGCCACTCGCTGCGTCGTCTTGATGCCGATCTGGTCGAGTTCAAAATACCGATCGACCGACACTTCCGTTCGAACAGACCGACGAACCCCGTAAGATGCCGCAAGTCGCAGATCCCCGAAGTACGCTAGGATAGTGCTCACTGCGGAGCCAGTTGTTGAAGTCATCACCTGGACGAAGCTCACCGGGTAGCCAAGGAACATCATCTGCGGCACGCCATTCGACAGCGTTACGTTCGTGTTGCCACCGGCTGCGTTCATCAGGGCAAACGCAGACGAGTAAAACACCGCTGAGTTCATGTACCATCGAGGCGACGCGCCGGGATACTGAGGCAGGATCGCCATGGCGTTTTCAAAGTCCACTAAATCCAGCGTTGACGCTCCCACGTTGCCAGACAACGCTGTGCTGATCGCGTTGGAATCCAACGCATTCTTCAGGCCCAAAACACCGCCGTACGTCGATGTTGAGTCACCGTTGAATGCTGCATCGTCGATCTTGTCAGCCTCCGCATATGCCATGCTGGTTGTGATCATG